AGCCACAACCGTTTGCGCCGGAGTCAATTCCACCATGCCCCACAGAGATGTAGAGCTTTAATCCGGATAGATTACCGCTAATTGGAGGCAGGGGGTTAACTGGTAACGGTGCTTGCGTTCCTGCGTTCGCCCCATCTCCATATAGTTTGCCCTCCGTTAAAGGTCCAACAATTCCATCGGCTACAAGCGAATTTGTCCTCTGGAACGCTCTTATTGCTGAATCGGTCTGAGGACCCCATATTCCGTCTATATCTCCGACATTGTACTTTTTGCCAGCCAATGCTGTTTGAACTGATTTTAGTTGTTCTGACAGCTTGCCTTGGGTGATAGGACCTGCGACCCCATCTACATCGACACCGTAACCTCTTTGTGCACGTCTGACAGCATCTCTAGTCTGTGGACCCTCAATGCCGTCTATCTCGCCGGGGGCATAATTGAGCGTGTACAACGCCCCTTGTATTTGTCTGGTATTCATCATTTATCACCCTCACTTTCTAAAGCTTTTAACTTATCCACAATATCAGCATCAGATAACGTTCCTGATTTAATCGCATTCGTAACCAATTGCCCTTCCTTTGCCGCTTTCGTAAAATTAAAGTTCTTCCACATTGCAAAACCAGTTGCCGCCACTTGGCATACCACCGCTACTACTAACTCTATCTGCTCATTTTCTATTGGCATGAGCGATTTTCCTTTTGCTGCCAAAACCATATTGATGATAGATACGGCGTTACAAAAGAATACCACTAATTCTTTTTTATCAGAATTTGTCATTTTTTCACCCTCCAAATTTATATTTTTAAATTAATCATTGTATTTCATCAGTCTTTCTTACCGGCAATTCTTTCACCTTTAAAACCAAAGTAGATGCCGTTCCATTCCCTCCTTGCTCTTTGTATGGGTCAAATAAGTATTTTAGATTTTCCAAATCTTCAATAGTTGTATAGCCTCTATGCAGTAAAAAAGTACACATCTGATAGATACGATCGTGCAACAATGCAAGTTGAGCTCGTTTGTTTAATTCAGCATCTGCTTCCAAGCGCTTGTTTTTTTCTTTTAAATCATTAATTTCTTTCTCCATAATCTCTAGCCTCGCTATTTCATCTTTTTGTTGATTTAAAAAATCTCTAAGCGGCTTCAAAATCCAATGATTTATTGCAACACAACCACCGCTAATAGTTGCCAATCCACCGCCCCATGCGATTAGATTTTGAAACCATTCTGGTATCTCTGGCATTGCGTCACCTCACTTTCTGTCGATGCACATTTAAACCTCAACGTGGATAAAATGTAAGTCATAGTATTTGATAACTCCCAAACCAACCGATTGAGCAAGTCTGGCCATTGCATCAACTGACCATCCGGAAATGTACATGTCCGCTGCACGTCCTTGCATGTGGAAAGAATTGACAATGCCTTTGTCCACCCTGTTTTGCTCTTTACATCTTATGCCCGATGTAATATTGATAGGTTCGCCACACAAATCACGCATTTTTTGCAGCTTATTTGCTAAATCACGTCTAAAGTTTACAGGGAAGCCGTTACACCACTTCCCGCCACATTCACATCTTATTTCACCTTTAGTAAAGTTTGCGGATATCTTCTCAGCATCCGCTCCATAACCAATATCGCCTGTTCCGCCTGAATGCGAAGGCGTATCCACAACAGGCGGTGTCATTCTTAGCAACATAGATACCGTCTGCATTCCGACAATGCCGTCAACCTCTAGTCCGTTCTTTTTCTGGAAATCTTTAAAGGCCGCATCGGTCGCACTACCACACAAGCCATCAACCTCTAACCTATAACCGTGTGTATTCAGGGCCGATTGATAAGCCTTGACCTGCTCCATTAGTTTTGCCTGTGTGATTGCCCCTGCAATACCGTCAACTACAATGCCGTTATCCATCTGACATAGCCTAATCGCCGCCGTGGTCTGTGCGCCACAATCCCCATCTATGATTCCAAAATAGCGATTAGTAAGCCTTAACGCCGTTTGTATCTGATACATGTCCATAGTTGTTCTCCTTTCAAATTAATAGAAAAAAGAGACTATTTTTTAGCCTCTTTCGCATTCTCTTCTTCTGCTTGTTCTATTTTTTCCAGTTCTTTCAATTCCTTTTTCTTTCTTTCTTCTTCAGCTTGTAACGACACCTCCCTGTCTTTTCGCTGTCCTTCAACAATCTGTGGTATTGACCTACTCATATCTGCCGCAATATCATTTAATATCTTAGATATTGTATAAAACGAAACAACAGGTGACCCTTGTATTACTTTAAACAATTCCTCTTGTAATTCTGCAATCTGTAAATCTGTAGTCATCTTCTCAAATCTCCTTAATTGTTTTTATTTTCCATTAATTTTTTGATTCATTTCTTGTAACATTAAAACCATAACGGGGATTAATTCATCCATGCTCATATGATAGACATCTTGGCCTTCACCGTCATGTCTGGAGTGCTGCAACCCTGCGTAATCGACACCTAATTCGTCAGCTAGTGTTTCAACCTCTTGAGCGATAAAGCCCATGTGGAGGCGGTTACGTTTCCTACTGCCGTCTTTAATAGTTTCTAATTCTTCCCAAGATTTATAAAGTTCTTCATGAGCTTGAAGTTTGCAATCTTGACGAATTCTTTCGATTTCTGTTTCAATACCGCTGATTGCTGTGTCAAACACTACTTTTTCTTCCTCAGTTTCAAAGTCTTGATTTTGGGATTTTAACTTCTCAAGCCGTCCGATGTTTTTCTTTGCTTTTCGCTTAAATAGCGTTTCTGTCTTCCGCTCAATATCTTCATGCGATGCTTGATAGTCTTCCCTGTAATCCCACCTAAATTGACGAGGAACAAGGTTTAAAACAAACTCTTTCATTCTAGGGTCAATCACATCAATATCCGTTTTATCACGCATATCAGAACGATTTTGCACAGCGCCATAAGTGTAAGTGGTTGTGGATGAATTGCCGAGTTGAACTTGGTTATTTCCTGTTATTTGCGCATCACTTCCAATTGCGGTGCAGTTTGTATGTGTAGTGATTGCACTTCCGTAAGCACCTCCAGCCCTCCATCCAATTGCGGTATTGTTACTTCCTGTTGTAATACTGCCCAATGCCCCCATCCCTAAAGCGCAGTTGTAACTACCGCTTGTTAAGGTATCCATTGACCCAATGCCTACTCCTGTATTATAGCTACCTGCTGCTTTGGTTAATGCTTGATATCCAAACGCTGTATTCCCTTCGCCATTGCCTGTTCTTAATGCTCGATATCCAAACGCCGTAGCAAAATTGGAGTTAAAGTTCATCAATGCTTCATGACCAAAACCGGTTCTGTATTTATCTCCACTTTCAATCGTGGCACTTATGAGTTCATTCACACTCCACGCCACATTCGCACTGCCATCAAAGTTTTTTGCTGTGTTGCCGATTGTGATAGTTCGAGGTGTGGCGAGTTTGCCTTCTAAATCACCATTAAACGTTCTTGCATGCATGGCATCCCATCTATTTCCTTTGGTGCCAACAGATCCATATGCGTCAGTTTCTGGGAACAAATTACCTCCGGTGCTAAACCGCATTCCTTTTCGATTTGCAATTGTATTGCCATCAGAATAAAAATAAATATCTCGGTCTGAGCCAACCACCATATGTTCAACGACATTCCCAAACCTATCCGCTAAATTCTTGTAGTTACTCGGAAATTCACCACTGCCGATAACAGTTAGACCACCGCATGTAATAAATAAGCCATCACCATTCACATCGCCAACTTGTATATCGATCGGCTCATTGTTTCTTTCTCCGGGTTTCATGCGAAAACGAGCACCTGCTACTAAATTCAAAGTGCAATTGGTTTCGACGAACTTCTGATCGTTAAACCTAAGATATGCCTCTGCGATGCTTTCATTCGCAGCTATGCTTGCGTTCGACTGATACGAGAATCCCATATTTCTATTTAGTGCATATATTGCAAATCGTCCATCAGTAGAATTGCAGGAAAAAAGAGTTTTATGCGCACCATACGCTGCGGTATGATTCACGACTGCATTATCGCCTTGATGCATTCTTAAATAAGATGAAGAATTCAAATTGGTTTTAAGCAGTCCAGTAGCGCTTGCGGTGTTGTTTGTAATTGGCCCCGTCAGTGTTCCGCCAGTCGAAGGCAAAGCACCAATTTCTGCCAAACTATAACTTACATCCTCAGAGCCATTAAATCCTTTCTTCTTGTCTCCGATGGTTATTTCCCTCGCTGCCGCAAGTTGGGTTGCGTATTTAGCAGAACCATTTTCTTCTATTAAGCCCCATGCTGTCCATACCCCACTATTACACCATCTTGTGTAAATTGTCTTATTGTGGGAATAGATGATGGTTTGCCTCTGAATATAATCTGTATCGCTTGAATGGCGTAATCTTTCAAGGGATAATTTAAAAGCTCCAGACAATGGGATATTAGTAATATTTGCTGCGCCCCCCGAAGTTCTGCAAACCCAGTTCCCATCCCTGAAACCATTTGTAATATTATAATCATTAACATTCACTGTTTGACTTGTAATATCAATTGGGACAAGAAAACTTAGCTCAACATTCCCTGTGCCATCAAATTCAACACCATTGATTTTTCGTTTAGTTTCTAATTTCTTTGCACTATTCGCCACACCCCCAGCCTTATCAGCCCCGGCATAGCTATGTGTGTGTGTGGACGCCGATTTGTCATTTAACACCTCTTGCAAGCTCGTTATATCAGAAATAGCGTGACCGTGAATTTTAGGCGGTGCGCCTATCTCGTCAAGCGTCCAAGTAACATCGATGGTACCATTGAAATCTTTGGATGTGTTGCCGATTTTGAATTTTCTTTGTGTAGCTAAAGCATTCGCCGTTGATGCTGCACCGCCGGAGGTGTTCGACCCTGCGTAATTATGGGTATGTCCGGTTGCGCTTTTGCCGGCAAGGGCGGATTCTAAACCTGCTACGTCTTTTAATGCATGACCGTGAACTTGCGCCGCTTTCGATGCTATAAGTGCATCTATAACACTCATGTTTTCGTTGAATATATCAATGTCGTAAAAGTCATTCTTATCCGGCTTTGTTAATTTATAATTAATTGTTTCTGTAGCCATATTTCACCTTCTTAAATTGGATCGCTTCGTAATTGTTCATGGGTGTAAACCTCCATGTCAATATGTTTGAATTTTTCCAGAATATAATGTTGATTGTAGCGTAAATCGATATCAAGAATCATATTCGCCGGAATCATAGCCTTTAGCGTGCTCGTTGCCTCATCAATCATCTTTTTACTCGTTAAAGTAATTCTGATTTTGATTGTATAATTTTCATTATCGATTTCAAAAAAATATCCATCATCTCCCCCTAGCAATTGATTTAACAAAAGTATCAACTGTCGTTCTGTGTAGATGGTGGACTGGTTATATTTTAATAAAATTCTGTATTTTCTGTCTTCTAACGCTTCAGTAATTCTTGTGGGGAGGTGAAGCATTTCCTCTATTTTCTTAACCCCAGATTCTTTGGCAGTTTCAACAAATTGATTATCATGCACTTCCTTCAATCTATTAATTAAAAAATCGAATTCAGGATTTTCCGCTTCAGTAAGTTCTATAATTTCCTTGAATGGTTTTAAGATATCTGGGATATATTTAATCAAATCAGACATTGATAGTACCTCTAAGCGGTATCTTATTAGCATCTAATACGATATTTGATTCCGCACCGTTGATAGATGTATTGCCAATGTCAAGAACGCCGGAAACATCTAGTATTCTGTTCTCTATCTGAGATATACGCACAATCAGGCTTGTTTCTGTTTCCCAACTTTTAGCAAGGTCGAGGAAATAAACATCAATGGCGTTGTTTATGTTGTCTTGAACATCCTTCCAGACCCATCCATCTTCAAGTGATATGCTGGTTAAAAGATTAATCGTCTCAGATTCTGCTCCCGCAACAGTAACAATGTGACCTATCGGGGCAATACCTAACCCTGTTTGTTCCCCAAGCGGACACACAATCTCTTGTACATAATCAACAATATCCGATGTAGGAATTTTGTATTCAGAAGTGATAAAAGTGATTTTAACAGTGCCACCACCATTCCATGTGGGCTCCACTTTTACCCCACCAACCCCCTGAATCGCATTTACACGTGTTTTATAGTCTTTAACATTGCCCCCATAGCCTTGGGTGTCAAAAGAATCAAAGTACCTTTTTCTAAAAACTTCGGTGTCCTCCTCGTCTTCTCCGGGAATCATGACATCAACAATTTTTGCCCTTTTTAATCCTTCGATATATTCCATCGGGATTATATTTCCGGTATACCTATTTCCGATAGTGCCGGCTGTTTCGCATTGTAATGTAAAGATGTGGTTACCTAGTTTTTCTTTAACGGTGTAATTCAAATCGCCTAAGTTGAACCTTGAACCAATAGGCACATCAATGTCAAATTCACCTTTTACAACTGCGTGGGAAGCTTCAAGGGGGGCTAACCCTCTTTCCTTTGCCCTTAAAGACAAGTTTTCTCTACTGGCAGTATCTGCATATGTTTGATTTAGTAAAATATCTAAATCGATATATACTTGTTCTAGCTCTTTCGCCGCTGGTGCCAAGGCGTCAAAGATGATTGACCCCTCCCTTTTATCCACCTCTACAGAAACCCTGTCTAACATTCTGTTTATGATAAAATCATACATCATACTTTCGAACATTTATATAGCCACCTCCGTTTCAATATCTGTGTCACCATATATTGTTTTCAATGTAAATCTAACATAGACTTTATTTTTATCAATATCAAAAGCAAAGTCTTTAACCGCCTCTATTCGAGTGTCAATCATCAATGTTTCTCTTGTAATTCTTTCGATTTCTGCAATCGCATAATCAATATTCTTTCCTATCAACGCCGTAAATTCGCATCCGTAATTAGATGAAAAAATTTCCCAATCAAACCGCTCAATGTTGAGCATTAAAAAAACAGTCTGTACGACTGCTTGAATATTATCTACATTTCCTGATATTCGATTTTTTTTAACGTCTAAATTGTATGAAAATGACGGCAACTCTTGAATTTCCAAACCATCAGCTAAAAAGGAATCTATTTGCGGTATCATGTCACATTCTCCCAACGATTAAATAACTTTGTCCGCCAACACTTCTTATCATGACTACTGTTGTACCAATGTTCAATCCGGGGTTTATGACATGAGTTTTATCATCGATGGTAATTGATTGATAATTCAAGAAATCCGGTATAGATAACAAATCTTGCGGAATAACTAGTTTCTGGTCGATTCTAACAGAAAATGGGTTTAAGCTTTCGACTGTGCCGTAAATCACATCTGAAGGTCTGTTAGTCTCGTTCAAATTTTGTGCAATTTGTTTTATTAATTCAATCATATCATTACCATCCTGTCGTATCCATAAATACACATTCAAGGTCTAAATCCATCAAATGTGTACCCCCGGAAAATGAATGCGTAACGCTTAGCGTTCTAAACCATCCCCTAATATACTCAGCCATATCCGGACCAAAGAAATCAACATAAATTAACGAACCTCCACGTACCCTTATATCGCCTTGTGCGCCGGAGATGGAAAAAGTCGTGCTATCGCTAGCTTGATTTAATAACTGATTAGCTTTCGCATGTCCATTTTCCCCTTCTTCAAGTTTTTCAAATCGTTGAATAAAGCCATATCTACTCATATTCAGCTTATTTTCTGCTATAAAATAATCTCTGTTTCCCCCTGGGTTTTCTTTATACAATTTCACCCTATTATACAAATCTTCAATGCTTTGATTATAGCTATAATTTTGTATAAATCCCATTGAGATTCTATTTGAAACAATCAGCATTTGAGTGTCACGGAACAAAGTTATTGCGCCGTAATCATCCCAAAGCAAGTACTTCTTGCCGGTGTTTTCGTACGTGATTTGTAACGCCTTATGCATCATATCTAGCAGGCTAACATTTTCTTCTACCCTTGATGGTATTTTAAATTCAGTATTTACAATGTTCGGTGGGTTAAGCGTTTTTAAATGATAATCGTCAACGATTCTCAGCAACAACTCATTTGCAGTTATACCACTATAAGTCATCGTGTCTTTGTTTTTTCGCATATATATAAGCTGGTCGTACGCCACAACATCGCAGTACCTACCATGCTTTCCTGTTGAAAATATATAACCATAAAATTGGTTGTGTGCACCATTTAGATTAAATGCTAGCACGTTTCCATTTTCCGCTGTAATAGCATCACGCAAAATTGTACATTTCAAAACGCTTGGTTCGTTTGGTGTTCTGGTGATTGTCAAGTCATCCTTGACGGCGCAAAGATAAACTTTACCGTTTTGTTGTAGATACAGTTTAATCTCTGCACCACCGATAACTTCTCTTTTTTCATTTTGGGTTTTAATACCTTGAGCAGCGCCATCCATTAACGCCACCCTCTCGCTATGCCTTGTTGGACAAGGTGATGATTTAAGCTTACATCAACCTCCATATTTGCCCATTGCCTATACTCTCGTAACGAAATCGAAAATACGCTATCATTGCCACCTTCTGCGCTTTCTTCACAACTCCACGATTCAAGGTTCATCTTGATATTCGTATTTGTTCGATTCGCTCTAGTAACAATAAACTGAAAGTTCTTTCTCTGTTCTTTAAGAGATTTTAAGTAATCGATATAGAAACTGGCTGGCTTTAATACCGCCTCATTAACAAATGGTGCAGCATATAGCGGGATTAAAAAATCAAAAGAGACGGCAAACAACCCATCTCTTTTCAAATTTGACATAACGTTCTGATTAACTAGGTCTATCGTTTCGTTTCTGTTTTCCGTTTCAATTGTTATTTTGCTAGGCGTAACCGGTAGTTCAATCTCGCCTATGTAAACTTTATGGGCTTGATTCATTTAGCCACCCCCCTTATTTCATTCGTATAGTCCATCTGGACCCTTGAACAATTCTTCTCTTAATCTTGTTTCGAACTCATGATAAAATTTATCAAATGTCATGTCGTCCTTTATCTCAGCCGCAACACTTACGGTTACGTTAGTAGTGGGTGAATTATTGGTTGTGTTTCCACTTGTGTTTAGAACAGTGCTTCTAATGTCGTCATCAAACTTATAATTATCAAAAGGTAGTATCGTTCTCGGACTGTTCGCATATGGGTTTTCATGTTTAGGTACAATCATTTCCCCCTTATGCGCCATAATAGGCATGTCATAAGGTAAGTATCTTGTACCTCTTGCAAATCCAAATAAACTACCAGGGTCAATTTTGTTTCCGTTTTGCATAACCTCAAAGTGTAAATGTGGGCCGGTACTATTTCCTGTAGAACCAACCAGACCAATAACCTGACCTTGCTTCACTATTTGCCCCATAGCAGTTAATATAGCGGACATATGCCCGTACAAGGTTGATAGACCGTTACCATGGTCAAGCGTTACAGCATTACCATAACCACCATACCATCCAGCTTGCGACACATAGCCATCACCTGCGGCATAAATCGGTGCGCCCATAGGTGCCCCAATATCTAAGCCGCCGTGATTGGTAGAACCGCCAGCCCCTGGAGATGGACGATTGCCAAACCAAGAAGTAATATCCCTGCTGTCGGATGGCCATAATAATCCACCTTCTCCCATGTAGGTTCCAGACCCCATGCTTCCAGTGCCAAGAGAGATGCCAGCTTTAGCAAACAAAGCGCCAACATCCGGACCCATTGCTTTTAAGGTTGCGATTATATCTAAATCCCCCATATCAAAAGCACTCTTTAGGTCTTGACATATCTTTTCAGCAAACTGAACTAATTCACTATCTGATAACGCATTTAACATACCCTGCATTATATTTGCACCAATTTCATACATGATGGTTGATGGCGAATGAATGCCTAGTCCCGTTTTGAATTTGTCTATCAATACCGAAACTAAATTATCAACCGCACCACCGGCATTACCTACCTTTGAATTAATGCCGTTAATCAAGCTCTGAATCATCGACCTACCATAATTATTCATAGTCGATGGCAAGCTAGCAAGATATCGCATTGTTGGCGCAAATCCAGACCGTACAACACCCAGTAACTTTCCTAATGTTGTCTGCCCTGCAATTAATAATTGCATAAATGCTTTAGTTCCTAAAGCCATTGATGTTTTGCTGAAGTCATTTAAATGACCTACAATATTATTTAACCGCAATAATATGGCAACTTCCAGTAATTCAAAGTCTGTGCTACCATCACCAAGTAATGTTTTTGTCATGTTGGTAAATTTACTTACCAGACCATCAAAAGCTTGCTTAGCCTTATTTCCGATTAAATCTAACCCCGTATTGATGATATTAATTGATGTTTCCATCGCCCCAATTGAAGCGGTGGCAATTAAAGCATTTCCGGCAATAGATTTCATGTTTTCATTAACCGCAAGTAGGGCTAAAGCCATAATGCCCACGCCTACCGCACTTAAAATCATGGCAAAACCAAAGGCCGCTACGCCTAGAGTTGCACCCAACAATCCTACACCTAAGACAAGACACCCTACGCCGGCTAATGTTGTAGCTAATGCGAAGAATGTTAAAGCTCCGGCCAGTTGGAATATTGCCATTGCCCCAGCCGCTCCATGCTCAACCAATTGTGGTAAGCAACCAACAATTAACATTAAACCAATACTCGCAAGCAAAGCGCCTAAGCCTACTAAGGCAATAGCCGCCCCAAAAGCAATAAATCCAACCGCTCCAGCTGTTAATGCCGGGCCAATTATAGACGCACCAAAAGCAAGAGCCGCAAGAGCCGCAATTAATCCAAATAGTACCGCTATCGCAACAGGTCCGGCTTCTGCCAGTTGAATAGCTGAATAAGCAAGTAATGTAATACCTCCAGCAGCCAATAACACGCCAGCACCAAGAGCCAAGAACGCTAATCCGGCTTGAAGTACTCCGGGTGCGGCCGCTTGCGAAGATGTACCGGCCGCCGTTTGTGCGGGAGCTAGCCCAAATAATTTCGCTGCTATTTGACCAAGATTCAGACCTGCTAGTGATTGTATGGCGGATGAAAAAGATGTAATACCGCCAACGACACTTTTTACAGCACTAAAAGCCATGAACGCACCTAAAAGATACGGTAATTTAGTTAATACTTTTGCAATAATATCTGCGTTATCAGTTAAAAATCCAGCAAACGCAACTAACCCATCTTTGATTGAACTGACTACGCTACTAAACCCAGCCACACTATCCGCACTTCCAAATGCCCCCGTAAGGTCGGTAAAACTGCTACCTATCGCGCTAATTGCTTCGCCAAAAGCATTTTTTACCTCTGATACATTGTCAACAAACACCTTCCAGTACGGGGATATTTTTTCAATCAATGGCGGTATAGTGTCACTTAGCCATTTAAAACTTGCGTTTATTCCACCGGCAAATCCGTCAATAAGCTTTTCAATCTTGGGCAATCCAGCATTTTCAAAACCTGAATCAATGGCAATAATCGCATTTGCAACCCCTTTAACAATACCGGTTTTCATCTTAGAAAATGCAGTAGCAATACCGCCGGTTGCAGTTTTAGCCCTTTCTGCAAATCCGCCAACACCTGCATTCAGTTCAATTATTTTGTCATTAAACTGGTCAAAGGTGATAGCGCCACTCTGCAAGGATTTATACAATTCACTTTGACCAGATAACCCGAATGATTTAGAAACATCATCAAGAGCAACCCCCATGGTTTGAACCAATGAATTCCAAGATTGCATATCAACTTTTCCGGTTGACATCATTTGCAAATATTGAGTTAACCCCCTTGATGCTTCTTCAGCACCCTTTCCTCCAGACAAAAAAGCGTTATTCAAAGCAACCGTTGTTTTGGTAGCTTTGTCAATGTCCTTAGTCATGATTGCAATTCCTTGAGCTGTATTAACAACGTCATCAAGGGTAGTTGGCAACCCATCGATACCTTTACTTAGCGCATCGATGGCATTTTTGCTTTCATCTGCCCCAAACCCCATTTGTTGCATAACTTTTGGAAAGTTGTTCATGGTATCAACCCTTGCGATTGCGCCATCTATAGAGCTTGTAATGGCTGAAAATGCCTTTTGACCGGCACCCATTAAGACTCCAAAGCTGAAACCGCTTATTGATTGTTTGAATTTTTCAAAAACGCCATCAGAGGCTTTAACAGAATTGGTGAATTTGTCTTGTGAATTTTTCGCATCTTCGATAGTTTTATCAAGCTTTTTCATCTCTGCGCCAAGATTCCCAAGCTCACTCTTGGCTGCTTTTATGCTTTTAGTATCTATTTTTCCCGCTTTGTCAATATCTTCAAAGCTATTGACAACAAGATTCATAGATCTAACCATGCTTTTTAAAACAGAGGACATGCCGTCATTTATTTTGAGTGTTGAAGCAATGCTTGCCATTGGCTACCTCCGTTTACCTTTTCCTTTGTTTTTTCTTTCTGCCTCTTTCATTTTTTTATCTTCATCTTCTTTTTTTGTTTTAATCGAGGCGATTAAAAAAGCCCTTTCTTCCCGAGGAAGTGCCAAGAATTGATGAGGTAGTAAATTAAAACTATGCAAGCAGAGATGGGCGCCTATTGACTCCCATTCTCCGCTTCTAATGAGTTTTTTGCATCATCGACCATATCATCCAAAGTTTCATCATAACCACTTAATTTCTGCGCCATTTCTGATAGCCGTGAAATCTCACCAGGCAATAACATAGCTTTGAGTAGTTCTGTTGATGTTTTTACCTTGTAACTATCTTGCAGAGCGACATCCGATAAATCTGGGAACACTACAGATGCGGCGGCATAATGCAGCATTAACATTATCGAATCAACTTCGGTTGAACTTCCTCTCTTGCTCGTTCTTGTGACCATGCATCGTTTCTTGATTTCCGCATCTTCGATAGAGCTTAACGCCCTAATCTCCCATTTTAAAGGCTCGCCTTTTTCATCAAGAAAATTCTTAGAAATTGCCACTTTCTCGTTTTCAGTTTTTACTTTTTTATCCGCCATAAACAGCGTTAAGTTTTCAGTCATTTTCTATTCCTCCTTAAATTGTAAAAAAATAACGCCTATAGCGTTCCTTCTAAATCTTTAAATTCTTCCGGTATTTCAAAATCTTCAAAAGTAAAATCGAAATCTTCATCAAGATATGATGAATCAGTATCTAACTGCGCTAACAGGTATGAATCCATATTGCATTCTTTTAAAATGACAGTTTGTCTACCGATGGTTGATGTAGGGTCTTCATTTGTTAACTGGATATCAAAATAAAAGTCCTTTCCCGTTTTCGCATATTCAGCAAAAGCCTTTCTAAGTTGGGGGGAACCGTAATGCATCGTAGCCGAACCGGAACCGCTCCACCCCGTTGATTTATTACCCTTGCCAACCTTTCCTAAAATAGGCACTTGCTCTTTTGTTTTCTCGATGTTTGCCGAAATATTAACCAATTGCATTAAATTTATGCGCCGTCCGTCTAAAGTCATATAACATTCACCCATAGACCCTTGGACAGTATCGGCGGCGTTCATAATTGGTGCGTTTACCATATTCTTCTCTCCCTTTCTTTATGCTACAACCACAGTCATGTAAAGTTGCGTCATTACATTTGTTGGTGTAATCAAATCTGAAACGATAACCTTTTTCTTTTCATCTCCTTGAGATACAACAATGTTTGCAGGGTCAAAAGCCTCAATAGCCCTAACAGTTTGTAAGGCTTGATGGTGCTTAACAATGTCGTTCCATAGCGAAATACGCCCACTGTTATCATTTGGGATTTTACCTAAATACTTGTCATTAAAGATTGTCGCTACATCGTTAGCAATTTGATCCATTACACGTATTGTTTGATTGGCGGTAAAGTCCTTTCCTTTGACCTCTGAAAAAGTGATTAAACTATTAATATCCTCAAGAACACGTACCTCATTACCAACACGATGAAAAGCAAATTTTCCACTTCTTAGGAATACGATTAACTGGTCTTGCGTGTATTTAGTATTGATTTTGTATTCGCCGTTGTAAGCACGATTAGTTAGCGAGGCTTGGATTTCGCATGCTCCCTCTGCGCCTGTTGTCCAATAAATCAAAGAACTTTTACTAAGCGTGTCGTCCGAAGGTGAGTTGACCAATTCAATAACGCCCTCATAGTCTGCCGCTGAATCAGTTGACATTACAACTGTTTGGAATTTAACGCCCATGTCATCACGCATAGATTTCGTGAAATTGATAAACAGTGAAATAACTGTTTCTTCAGTTGACGGGCAACCCATAGCATTAAATGAATATGCTTCTATCTCTCTTAAGTAGTCTGTGTAATTCTGCCCTGTAATGGTGGTCGCATTCGTTCCACCGGATAAGGGAGATGCTGCCGTTTCGCTCAATGCTTCGTTTGTAAAATCGATATAAGCATTGCCAACAAGTTCCGATGAATCAGACACAGTTTGCATGTCAATCTCGATATTATCTAAGAATGTGACCACATCAAACTTATCAACATCGCTTGCGTTAAAGGAAATGGCTATTTTTAAGTCGTTTCCTCTGATTCCAGAGTATTTAGCAACCGCATTTGTGTTTGATGCCTTATTTCCACTATTTAGTCTGTAGCATAATAATTCTTTTGCATATTTAAACACTTCTCGCAAATCTTTTAATTTTTCATGCCCATAAGGGTAGCCAAATATTGTATCTGCGTCTTTTACGAATTGAGCAGATGTAACGCTGAATACCCCTTCATCTTTGCCCCAGTCAAGTTCAAACGGAATCGTTACAACCCCTCTATCTGATATTGATGCGCTCGCTCTTGCGGCGTTAACAAAATTAATATATGAACCGGGCAATACTTTATTGGTACTTACAAAAGTTCCACCACCTAAAGCCATTTAATTCACCTTACCTTTCAAAAACTTTTCTATTTTATCTTCAGCTTCTTCAATGGTGTATGTTTCACCCTCTTTCAAAACCGAATTCGTAACCACGGATTCAAAAGCTAAAGCTCCTGCATTGAGAATTTGCGCTTTTGTAAACCTCGGAACTGTTTTTATAATTTCTTGAGGCTCGTCTTGCACCTCAAGCTCCTTGCGTTTCGCCATTTACTTCAATTCCTTCCATTTTTTCTTTCTGTTCAGGTAGCTCTCGCATGAAGACGTCATAATTAACACTAAACTGCACAACCCCATCAATGACTTGACCCCTTAGTTTTGTGCCATTGAGCAGTTGTCCATCAAGTAGCTTTATTCGCCTTAAACCCGGTAGTAAATTAAACAAAACACCGTTCATTTCATCGTTGCTATCCTCTTTGGGAAAGTAGACAATTTGAAATGGCTGAGACAAAAAAAATCTGTTTCCGATGTATTGCTTGTAATCCAAATCGATAAGATGAATATAAAAACAAGGACATTCAAGCCCTTGTTTTATTTCTTCATCACGTATTTTTGCTTCCGGGTACAACTCATCTATTTTCATTGATATTGCGTCTATTATGTTTTGTATCATTTGTCGCCACCTTCAAATATTTTCGTTAAATATTCGTTTAACCTCTTTTCGAGCAATGCCGGCATAATGCTCTCGACTTCACTTTCTGATATGGTCAACATAAAGAGTCCGTCCGTCCAACCAGCAGTAGTACACTTGCCCAGCTCGGGGATGTATTGCCCCGGCTTGCGCCTGTGACCAAATTCAACGTAACTTGCATAATAAATTCCGTTGGTCACCGTAACCACAAAGTCTGACCCTTGTTTGCTCACTGGTAAGGATTTTGCATAGGTAGTACCTGGCGTATCTTTACCGCCAGTCCAACCACGCCGTAAAGCGCCGCCACTTTTTTTAGTGTTCGGATAATGTCCAACAGGTGT